GGACCAGTTTGTCAATCTTAGAAATTACAGACTTGTCGTGGTCAAGTCGTTCAGTTCCTGTTGGTGCTGACAGTGCAATTGACATTGCTACATTGACGTTGGCAACGCCGATATGGATTAATCCGCCAGTTAAAGTAAAACAAATGGGTATTATCACTGCCATTGTTACTAGTATTAATGAGGGATTCGGAGCACCAGAAGACACATATATTGACGGCCTAGGAGTTGACTCTAGTGCTGATCGTTCAAGTGCTATGGGAGACTTAATGTCTGCGGTGTATGCCAACATAAATGGTCACGGATTACAAGTGTATAATGGTAGGGCAGTATTGTTAGCGCCACACGAGGCTGTACAGGCCAATCAATTTGCCATCGCCATCGGCGAAAGATATGGTCCACCTATAACGTGGCGTTCTATTCTTGACCAGTATCCTGGACAGTACCGAGCAGGACTGAGTAAACTATATTTGCTACAGCCATCAAATACTGAGGTATCAGGTACGTTTGCCTTAGACCCAAATGATGAAAGTATTGCGGTAGTTAATTGGGATCAAGATACATATCCTACAAATACAAATTTGTTAGTTAACAAAACATATACTAGTGTAAGAGTATCTAGTCCCGGAACTTTTGATGCTATTGTTGATCCGTTACAAAAAGGTCCAGGGTCAGGGTTGCCTGCGCCAGTAATTGGTGTAAGGTATTTAATTATTGAATCTATTGGAAATGCCGTCAACGAAGACGGGCCCGATGCTTGGAAAAATACAAACGGAAGTGACTTTGTAGCCCAAGAAAATGATATTATTGAGTGGTCTAACTCTGCGTGGCATGTAATTTTTACGGCGGCAGATCATTTAACTGTAGCCGGCCAAGATCCTATAACCCCCGTTTATCAAACGAATATATACACTGGAGTTCAGTACAAGTGGGATGGGTTTGCTTGGATTAAATCGTTTGAAGGCGAATATAAAGAGGGTTTATGGAGATTAAGACTGTAACAGAAATTGTATGTAGTGGGGCATTAATATATGCCAAGTCCACTCGTAGGTTTTTGTTAGTCCAAAAAGCTCAAGGTAAACATTCAGGTACATGGGGGTTAGTCGGTGGCACTAACCTTCAAAACGAGAACCCGTGGCAAGGTCTTCAACGGGAGATTACTGAAGAAATTGGCAGTATTCCCAAATTTATAAAAACAATCCCCATTGAAACATTTGTCAGTAATGACAGAATTTTTAACTTTCACACATATTTGTGTGTAGTTGACAGTGAGTTTATCCCAACACTAAGTGATGAGCATATTGCATGGGCATGGGCTAACCTAGATTACTCACCAAAGCCCTTACATCAAGGGTTAAGAAATAGTTTTTCAAACAAAACTATTAGAACAAAATTACAAACTATATTTGACTTGATGGAGTTGATCTAATGTATCCGGTTACTACTCAGAGACTAGTCAACGAACCATTTGCTTGGGCAGACAGCATATTTTCTAAAGAAGAACTTGACCTTATAATTAAAATGGGTAAGGAATTATCTTTAGTTGAGGCAAGTGTTAACAATTCTGGTATTCCTAAATTTGACACAAGACGTAGTAAGATAGGATGGTTTCAACCTGGTGTATCTACAGACTTTATTTTTAGTCGAATACGTGATGCTATAAATCGACTAAATGCACAATTTTATCAGTATACATTAACTGAAATGGAAGATATACAATTTTCCGAGTATGATGAAACTTATCAAGGCATGTATAGAAATCACACAGATGATGGATTTGAAGGATACGGTAGAAAATTAAGTTTTAGTTTACAGCTATCAGATGAAGAAGATTATACCGGTGGCGATCTACTGATATATAGATTTAAATTAACTGATGGATTACAAGTTCCTAAGACTCGAGGACTGCTAACTATTTTCCCCAGTTGGACTATCCACGAAGTTACCCCAGTTACTAGGGGAACACGAAATTCTTTAGTAGGATGGGTGCATGGACCAAACTTTAGATAATATTAATTTTATTAAATTGTGGCCAACTACTATAATGTCAACAACTTTTATTACAGACATAAAAGTATTACAACAAGAGATTTATCAGTTAGCTACTATTCCTAATACTATTCAAAAAAGCAATTACGGTGGGTGGCAAAGTAATGCAGACTTGCAATCTAACCCAGTGTTTAATTCACTGTGCGAGTATATTAAAACTGTTGTTACTAGTGCTACTGGTTATAATAGTGTAAAATGTCACCAGATGTGGGCTGGAATTAATAAGAAACACGATTTTAATACAGTACATTCTCATTCCAACTCGTTTGATTTTTCTGGAGTCTATTATGTAAAGGTTCCTAATAGCTCTGGAAGTATTGCATTCCGAGATCCACGGCCGGGCCAAATACATAACGGTAGAAAATTATATGTTTCCGATTGTGAATATTTTATTCCGTTTGAATGTATGCTATTAATTTTTCCGTCTTGGTTAGAACATTTTGTAATGCCTAATCAAAGTGATGATGATCGTATTTGTATAAGTTTTGATATAACATTGGAAAACTAATGTATTTGACTAATAAAGTCCTTGTAATTGATAATTTTTATAAAGATCCTGAAGCAATAAGGAGGCTTGCCCTCGAGCAAGAATTTTTACCATGTACTCACGAAGACAGAGACGGACAGTGGCCGGGTCTTCGATCAAAATTTTTAAACAATATTAATCCTAGAGCATGTGAAGAATTTAAAGATAATCTAATTAACAATTTACTTGAAGGTATTATGACCGAATTCAATTGTTACTTTGAAACTAATTTTCAACTGTGTTATCAAAACATCGGTGACTCATGGGTTCATTTTGATCATTCTACTACATGGGATATTACTCATGCGGGGCTAGTCTATCTTTACCCTGATCCTCCTGAAAATTCAGGCACTATAATATATGACTTTAACAAAGAACATCAACCCGAAATGGATGAGTATTCAGAAAAACATAACTATCTTTGGCATAGATTAAATCGTGATCAAGATAGTGAAGAATTTAAAAAGTGGTTCACTCCTAGTTTAAATATTCCAAACAAATATAACAGGGCAATAATTTATAGTCCTGCGGCTTGGCATAAGTCTGATACGTATTTTGGATCTACACCAAATACCGGCAGACTAACACAGCCTTTCTTTGCATCAATACAATATAAATCATGAAAACATTAGCAATATTTGGTGATAGTTTTGCAGATCCTAGATGGACAGAAAATTCATGGTATAAGTCGTGGCCTGAATTATTAGAAAGCCACTATACTGTTACTAATTTTAGTCTTAGTGGTTCTAGCATGTGGTGGTCTTATAAACAGTTTAAAGAAAATTGTAACAAGTTTGATCATTGTATATTTGTTGTCACCATGCCAGGGCGTGTGCATATAGAAAGTTTAGATAGGCATTTAAATTTTAATGAAAATACTTGGCCCAAATGGTTTGGTATGAATTTTGGAGAGTTATGGTTTAAATATTTCTACTCTAAAGAAAGAGAAGAATGTTTTCAAGAGCTAATGATTAAAGAAATATTTGCAACTCCTAATACTTTGGTAATTCCTGCGTTTGCAGAAAGCATTGCTGGTAGAGATGGAGATCTTGATTGGTCGTTATGTCACTATTCTGACATGGAAATTATACACTATGGGATGAAACATGCAGGAGACAACGAAAGACGTAAGTGTCATTTGTCAACTGAAAATAATCAAATGATATTTAATAAAGTATTATCGGCTCTGTCTTCTGGGGCAAATCAGCTAATGCTAACAAAAGAAGATTATGTTGTCCCCCAAGAACCGGTACACAAATATTGGTACTAATATGAAAGATTTTATAGTTGTTAAAAAATTTATAACTGCTGATCAATGTAGTCAGCTGGCTGATAAGATTGATTTATATGTATCTAGTGGATACACAATTACTGACAGCCAATGCCCTAACAGTCCATCATTCTATGGTATATTCAATGACGAGTCTATATTGTTTTTACCATTTATTGAAGAACTGTTAGGTAAAAAACTATCACCAACTTACACCTATGCTCGGTTGTACAAGCCTGGCGAATTACTATTACCCCATAAAGACCGAGGTGCGTGTGAGCATAGTTTTACACTATCAATAAAAACTGATAAGGAACCCTGGCCGTTTTATTTAGAAACTAGTCACGGCATTGAAGAAATATTATTAGAAGATGGTGACATGTTAGTATACAATGGTGTTCAAGATTTACACTGGAGAATGCGACTGACTAATCAATTCCAATACCAGGGATTCTTTCATTATGTAGATCAAGCAGGACCGTATGCTGATAAGAAAAATGACGGGCATGATAAATTTTTAACTACTAACGAAGCCATAGAACACTTAAGGAATAAAAATGTACTACAATGAAGAATTTAATTACATGTTGGTAGACATACCCCATATTTCAGAAAACGTTGAAAATATAAAAAGAATTACACAGCTCGGTGTTGAAAAGTTTAAACGAAAATTTAATCAATCTAAGCATTCTCCACGTAACGATAATATAACTTGGCAATTTACAAACTACAATGTGTACGGAATTTGCGGATGCAACGAATGGTTTTATAATATCTACTGTAGTCAAATTGAAGCAATTAGAGAATATTTTAAAGTATCAAATACTGAAGTTCCACATCAGCTGTGGTTGCAGTCGTGGATTAATAGTCACACTCCTAGACAAGTATTGTCGAGTCATAATCACGATTGGCCTTGGCATGGATATATCAGTATTGATCCTAAGGTATCAGACACTGTGTTCACAGACAAACATGATGGCAAAGAGTTGTATAGAATTCAAAATAAAATAGGTCAGCTATATATTGGCCCAGGCTATAGGTTTCATCATGTAGAAGTGTTAGAGCCGTTTGACGGTGAAAGAATTACATTTGGATTTGACCTAGAATTCAACGATCGTATAATGGATAACATTGGTTTCCTTCCAATAATTATCTGACCTTGGTATTTTATTGTTAAATACTCCGAGATTAAGGAGTATACTGTGGAAAAACAACCCCAAGAAATAATTTATGTACCAAACGCCGGTTTACAAGATACATTTGCAAACATTTGCAGTGACCTTGATAAAGAAATATGGAGGTTTGGAACAACTGCGGCAACGTATGGATGGGATGTAGAAGACCCCAAGCCGTTATTTTGGTCAGACTTTGTTAAGAATCGTTGGAATGAAGTATTATTGCATAATATCATTGACCGTCTTGAAGCAATGGACCCAAAATATAAAAACTACGTATTTAAGATTATTAACGCTCAGGCCGGTGGCCGCGTGTTTGGACAAGATGGAAGTATCCACGTTGACCACGACTTTGAGTTTAACTCAGACGGCGATGGATTTATGACGTTCTGTTTTTTCCCAAATAAAGAATGGGAAACAGAGTGGGGCGGAGAATTGCAATTCTTTAACGACGAAGGAAAAATTATAGCATCATTTAGTCCACTGCCCAATACCTGCGTAGTATTTGACAGTAACATTCCACATCGCGGTTTGGCTCCCAATCGCGACTGCACAAAATTTAGAAAGTATATTTCTTTAAAAGTTCAAGTTCATAAAATGTGGAACACTACAGGTTCTGTTAATTTTAGAAATATTGAACAATTAGAAGGTGACTCAAGTGACAACCAATCTACCAGCTGATCCAAGTAAAGTTCCTAGGACAATTCGTA